ATCTGTAAAAATTTAATCCACCCGGTACAGTTCTGACTGGCAAAAGGAAACCATCGTCAGGAACTAGTAAAGGTGGATCTACTTGTTTTTGAGCAGCTTTGATTGTAGTTTTTGACATTTCATTTAACATTTTCACATCCGGTAGAGCTGTCATTGCAGGTGATCTACCATAAATTTCATGTGATGCTTTTAAATATCTAGGACATACAAAAGGAAATTCTTGAAATCCAGATACAGATAATTCGTTACCATTTTTCATTTCAATATAAACAGATTCAAATGGCATATTTTCTTGATCTTTTAAATTAGGATTAAAATCTGATCTTGGATAAACTGCGTGTAATAATTCTACATCTTGATAAGGATCTTTTTGTGAAAGTGCTAATACGTCTGGTGATATTTTATTTTCAAAAGAAAATGCTTGAACTACAGCTCTAGCTGATAAATTAAATTTTCTATAAACAGTATCTATTCTACCTTTTTCATCTTCAGCAATATAAATTTCTTTAACGTGTCTTGTAGAAAATTTTAATATCTCTCGGTCATCTTCCTGTACATACATACAAGATGTTCCAAAAGTAATTAAATCGTGATATAATTCAAAAATTTCTTGTTGAAAGTTTGAGCTATTAAATGCGGTGTACATAGATTCAGTCGCACTTTCTAACCAAAGTTTTGCTTCTTCGTCTGAATTTATATCATCATTTTTAAATTTTAAAGTAAACCAAGGAGTAGAAGGATTAGTCAACATTCCATGTAGGGATGCCGCTAATAATTCTACTGCTTGTAAGGGAGAAGAATCAAAAATCATTTCTGTTCGTTTATCACCTCTGGCTCTTTGTTTAGTTACATCTGCTTTTCTTGGCATCATGTAATCAGCAACTTCTTGCCAATGTGTTTCCCAGCTTTGTCTTTGACTTTTTAATCTATCAAATCTTGATAATAATTTTTTTGTTAAATCTGTTTTAGCCATTAAACTAATCCTAATAAACTTTTCTTACCTAGTATAAGTTTGTCTTTTGCTTCACCGGAAGAACCAGTATATATATTTGTTTTTCTTCCTCTTGCTTTAATTCTTCTCTTAGTTAATTTTATTTCTGCTTGTGTTTCTGTAGCTGCTTTATTTTCTGCCACTTCACCTTCTGTTGTTAAAATACTTTTACCACCTACACTTTTTGTTGTTACAACATTTTTTCTTGATTCAGGTACTCCACCAGAGCCTCCACTATCAGCTCCAGATTTCATATATGTTTCTCTATAAGTTATATTACCCTCTTTATCTTTATGTCTTATAAACTCTCTCCTATAATTTGGATGTACATTTCCATAAGCATCTATTTTACCTTCACTCCTTAATTTTGAATAACCTTTATATGATTCCTCTTTTTGTGAAGCACTCATTGCTTCAAAGTCTGATTGAGTAAGAGCTGTAGCTTTAGACTTATCATCCATGGAAGTTTTTATTCTTAAAGGTTTATATTTACCTGCAGCAAGTACAGATTTTTTTGGTTTTTTAGTTATTAGTGCTTTGTATTCTGGATCAGCAAAAAATCTTCTATTAACTTCCGCACCCTTTTCAAAAGCTCCATGAAGTATAGATCCTATAGGGGTAGGAATATTTGGTATTTCTGCACCTTTAAAAAATTGTTCATTTTTTGCTTTAGTAAATTTTTTAGTAGATTTTGTTACACCTGTTCCTGAAAATTCATTTGCAGGGTGGTAAGTTGGTGGTGATTTTTTAGAATGAATTTTAGTACCACCTTGATTTCTACTTCTGTTAATTGATCCGCTATTAAAATGATGTGGCATAATTAATCTTTTCCTAACAGCGTATCTAACGCTTCTTGTTCATCCTCTTGTATTCCAAGAGGTCCGGTTATTATTGTTGATCTTCTTCCTCTTTGTCTCCTACGAATAGCAGCTTGTTCTTTTGCAATTCTTTCTTTTTCTTCTGAGGATAATTCAGCACTTGGAGCTTCTGGTGGCGGTGCAACTGCTGGAAGTGGTGGTGGTTTTGGTGATAAAAATCCCATATTATATAATCCTATAACTATTATCTGCTATACGTTGTGGAGCAGTTTGTCTACTATTTAATTCCTGTAGTCCAACAGCAAGATACCTCATGGCATCTGCTGCGTGTGAACTCCAATCATGTACAGGTTTTGATCTAAACATTCTATTTTTATCAATATACTTCCTGTGATAATGTCTTAACGCATCTATTAACTTTTTGCAATGGTCAGTATCAATCCAGCATCTAGGTAAAACCATTGTTGTTGCGTGGATGCCATCTTCTAAGGGAATTTTCGGCACGACCTTAAATCTAATTCCTAATTGATAAGCAACCTCTCTTCTAGTTTTACCATTACTAAAATCAGTAACTTCAATATCGTGTGGAGCATAATGATCTTTGTAAATATAATCTTTATCTTTTAGCATTTGAATATAGTGCGGCAATCCTTGACCTCTCTCTTCATAATAATCAATAATATTAATTGCTCTTCCTAACTGCTGGAAAAATATTATAGCGGTATGATCGGCAACGCCTAGATCCATGCTAGTTGAAACTGGTAATGAAGGATCATAAGGAACTCTAGTAATCTGTTTTGAATTTTCCATTTTAACTAAAGCATCGCTATAAATTGCTCCCTCAATGTTAGCAACCCAGTCGCACTCAAACTCCTGTAGATACTTCTTCTCTCCCATAATTTCCTTCGCCTTGCTAAGCTCCTCCTCATCTACAATCTTGGTCTCACTCGCTTTTGCTTTGTAATTGAACCAGTCGTCTGCTCCCTGCGAGTGCTGATAGAGTTCGTAAAAATTATTGTTCATTCCAGCCGGAGTTCCAATAAATATGCAATATCCTTTACGATCAGAAAGTGCGGGTCTAATTATTTCTGGAAATAGTTTGTCGGTTACGTTTGCATATTCGTCAATTACGCAGCCATCTAAATATATACCTCTTAATCCATCAGGCGAATCTGAGCCTAGCAAAGTAATACGAGAGCCATTGGGTAAATCTACCCTAAGTTCAGTTTCGTTAAATTTTGTATAAGGTATCTTTGCGGTAAACTGCTTCATGTAGTCCCAGGCAATAGCTTTAGCTTGTTTGAAGGTTGGAGCAATATAGGCAAATCTAGGGTGTTTTTTTTTGGTCAATAGTGCTGACCTAATTAAATGGTTGATCATACACACAGTTTTGCCAAATCGTCTATGACAAACTAGGACACTCCATCTATGTTTAGATATTTCCTTATGTAAATAGGCTTGGTGCTTTCTAGGTGTATAGGGTATTTTAATATCCATATATATTTAGTGGATCATTTTACTCTTCATTTCTTCATTTATAGGTTGAAAATCAAAGCCTAGCTTCATCATTGAATAAGTAATAAATAATTCTGCAGTCATTTCATTAGGAAAGCCATAAAACTTTAAAACTACAGCTTTTGATTTCTTTTCAATGAAAGCAACTGATTCTAAATCATCTGATGAAAAATATTCCATGTACTACATATAGTGTATTTAAAAAAATAATAAAAGAAAAAGGTCTAGCAAGTTGTGGAAAAGGTGGCGGGTTGTTTTGAGATGAGTGTGAATGTCTGTGTCTAAGGGTGTCCTCAAGTCCGGTCTATATAGAGATAAAAAAAAGCGTATCAATCTTGGGGTATATCGATATTTTTAAAAATGAAATTTAAGTAAATCAGCAGACAAAAACCTTTTATAGATCTTATTAGTTCTGATAATCTTTTCTTATCGTTACACCATAAAGGTTTAATCTTTTATATATGAGCTTAAGATAGGTCAGTATTACTGACCGATTAATAACACGAGGAATAAAAATTTCTGTTCCTATTCATTGATACGAACATTTAACCTATTCAACCTATTCAAACCAATTAAATATAATTCTATTCCTGCCTTAATTTGAACATATCTTTGTTTTATCTTTAATTATGAAAACAATTAAAATAGAATATAAATCATCTGAATTAAATTTCACACTTGCACAACATTTTGAAACTGATGATATGAAAACAGCTATTGATATTTGCGAAGCTGGAATAAACCAACAATATATTGTTTTAGTAAATGGTAAAAAATATAGATCTATGAGATCATTTGGTAAAACAATTAACTTAAACAACCAAAGGAAACAATGAAAAAAGAAATAACATTAAAATTCTATGACAACGAAAGTCATGGATATATTAAAATATCAAAATATGACCTACAAGGGTTTGAAATAGATATAAAAGAATTTTCAAAATATTCTTATTATAATCCAGAAAACGCTTGTTATTATTTTGAAGAAGATTGTGATGGCTCAAAATTATGGAATATTCTTGAAAATAAAGGATATAA